TTTCATCGAGAAAAGAATGTTCTCGTAATCGCAACCAAACTATCCACAGCAACAAACCTCGTAAAGAAGGTGAAGATGATCTTTAAGAACCTTCCTTCTTTTATGTTGATCGCAAAGATCACAACAGACAACAAACAATCATTCGAATTATCAAACGGTTCTCAGGTAAAAGCCGGAACCACATCTGGAGACGCAGGTCGTTCAGAAGCACTATCTCTTCTAATCATTGATGAGGCAGGTTTCGTAGATGGCCTTGAGGAGCTCTGGACGGGTCTTTATCCCACTCTATCAACAGGGGGTAGGTGCATAGCCCTCTCCACTCCTAACGGCGTAGGAAACTGGTTTCACAAGGCTTATAGTGAAGCTGAGAGTGGTAATAATGATTTCTTCCCAACAAAGCTGATGTGGGACGTTCACCCCGACCGAGACCAAGCTTGGTTTGATAAAGAAACAAACAATATGTCAAAAAGACAGATAGCACAAGAGCTTGAGTGCTCATTCAATGCATCAGGCGAAACCGTAATTAATCCTGAGGACCTGCAAAGAATCCATGCAGAAGTGAAGGAGCCATCTTATCGTGTTGGTTACGATAGAAACTTTTGGATCTGGGAGAAGTTTGAAGAAGGGGTGCCCTATCTATTGTCTGCCGATGTGGCACGAGGAGATGGTGCTGACTTTAGTTGCTTTCATGTAATCCGCGTTGACACAATGTCAGTAGTAGCAGAATATCAAGGCAAGCCAGACTTAGACATGTATTCAAAAATCCTTTTTGATGCCGGAACTGAATATGGAACCTGTCTACTTGTTGTTGAAAACATCGGCGTAGGAATAGCAGTTCTCGAGAAGCTTCGAGACATGCAATATAAAAAACTTTATTATTCTATCAAATCAACTCATGAATATGTAGAGGCTTACTTAGCTGAGAATGACGAACGTGCCGTGCCTGGGTTTACAACATCTACGAAAACAAGACCTTTAATCGTGGCCAAATTGGAGGAGTACGTTAGGAATGGACTAATTACTATGCACTCCACGAGAGTTTTTCACGAATTGAAAACTTTTATTTGGTTTAATGGTAAGCCTCAAGCGATGCGCTCTTATAATGATGATCTTGTAATGTCTTTGGCAATCGCCTGCTGGGTTCGTGACACAGCCCTAACAGACAATGAACGAGAGTTGGCATATAAGAAAGCAATGCTTGGCGGCGTTTTTAAGTCTACGACTACAATGAACACTCAAATAAGAGGTCAAAATTTCTACAAAGAAACATTTCAAGAAAAGCACGAAGAGGAGATAAAAAAGACAAAAGAATTTTTGTGGATTTACAAAGGATAAAAAATGGCCCGTAACGAAAGAAATCCGAACAATAACCAAAATGATTTGTTCAAAGCTTTGACTAGAGTGTTCTCTGGTCCTCTAACACAAAGAAGAACACAGTCCGGAAGACAATTAAGAAGAAGACATCTCGATATGTATGCGAAGAGATTCAAGTCTGCTTCAGGACAGCAGTTCAAAAAAACTGAATATAATCCAATGAACATCATGACTCTCAACATGATTTCAAATAGAAATAGGGCAGAGCGTTACATTGACTTTGATCAAATGGAGTTTACACCTGAGATAGCATCATCAATTGACATTTACGCAGATGAAATGACAACACATTCAGCATTGACTCCAATGTTGCACATTAAGTGTACAAATGATGAAATCAAATATGTACTTCACTCACTTTACTACAACATCATGAATGTTGAACACAACCTCTTTGGTTGGGCAAGAACCATGTGTAAATATGGAGACTTGTTCCTCTACTTGGATGTGGATGAACATAAGGGTCTGCAAAATTGCATTGGTTTACCACCGCAGGAAATTGAACGTCTTGAGGGCGAGGATCCCACAAATCCAAATTATATCCAGTTTCAATGGAACGCAGCGTCTCTGACTCTAGAGAACTGGCAAGTGGCTCACTTTCGAGTTTTAGGGAACGACAAGCACGCTCCTTATGGAACAAGTGTGCTAGAACCAGCCCGTAGAATCTGGAGACAGCTTACTCTCCTAGAAGATGCTATGATGGCTTATAGAATTACCCGTTCACCAGAACGACGTGTGTTTAAGATTGACGTTGGTGGAATTGCCCCACAAGACGTCGAACAATACATGCAAAAAGTTATGACGCAAATGAAGCGTCACCAAGTTGTTGACCCAACGACAGGTCGTGTAGATTTGCGTTACAACCCTCTTTCAATTGAAGAGGACTACTTTATCCCAATCAGAGGCGGACAGTCCTCTACGGACATTGTCAACCTTCCTGGAGGGCAATTCACAGCACAAATCGAAGATGTTAAGTATCTTCGAGACAAACTATTCTCGGCATTGAAAGTTCCACAATCTTACCTTTCAATGGGCGAAGGTGCTACCGAAGACAAGACAACACTCGCACAAAAGGACATCAGGTTCGCGAGAACAATTCAAAGATTGCAAAGAGTTTTAATTTCTGAGCTTGAAAAAGTTGGAATCATTCATCTTTACACATTGGGCTATCGTGGAGATGATCTTCTCAATTTTAAGCTCTCCCTTAATAACCCATCTAAGATCGCAGAAATGCAAGAGCTTGAGCATTGGAAAACCAAGTTTGAGATAGCAGGAGCCGCAACGGAAGGATTCTTCTCTCGCAGATGGATTTCAGAAAATCTACTCGGACTATCTCAGGAAGAATATTTGAGAATGCAACGAGAAATGTACACTGATAGAAAATTTATGTCTTCCCTTGAGAAAGTAGCGGCTGGAGGGTCTGATGGTGACCTTGGTGGCGATCTAGGAGGAGGCCTTGGTGGAGATCTAGGTGATGATCTTGGTGGAGACTTAGGTGGAGATTTAGGAACAGACTTGGGTGGCGACACTGGATCTGATGAGGAGAGTGGCTCGCCACTCTTGGCAGAACCTCCAGCAAAACGAGATGACGATGCTAAGCCCCGTGGACCATATGAGAAGCACAAACTTACTTATAAAAAAGGTGGTCTTAAGAAGCAAATGAAAAATCAAGCCACACCAGAAATCGGCACCGCGAGAAAAACTTTTCCAGGAAAAATTGGCTTTGGAGGACTAGATTCTCTAGTTCGTGGAGTCGTGGAATCAGTAGATTCAGAAGAGCGGAAACTATTTAAGTCTGAAAGTGAGATTAAATCACTATTAGAGTCATTAAACAAGAAGGAAAATTCCGATGAAACATAATAAGAAAAGAAATACCGCTTTTCTTTACGAATGCCTGATTAGATCCCTAACAAGGGGCGTTATTCGTGAAAACAAGCAACTTCAAGATGATGTCAAATCTCTACTTACTGAGTTCTTTCAAAAGGGGACTCCACTAAGTGGTGAATTGGAAATCTATAAATCTCTTTTAGAATCTTCCAACCTCTCGGATGATTACTCCAGAAGGTTGTTGGTTGAGACAAAAAAAGATTTCAACAACTTAGATAGAAAACAAATCTTTAATGAACAAACAAAGCTTATTTCACTTATCAATAAGTCCCTAGGATCAGATATTTTTGGAACTTTCGTTCCTAACTATAAAGATTTGGCAACCATTGGACTGTTTCTACAACAAGGCAGTTTGTCAGCTAAAAAGAGGATAATGCTTGAAGATAATTGTGTCAAATATCTAAAAAGAAAAGAAAACATCATCACGGAAATGAAACACATTGACAATCTTGAATTCACCATGTTTGTAAAGAGGTTTAACGAAACCTATGAGCACTCACTGTTAAAAGAGCAGAAAGAATTGTTAAGCAACTTTATAACTTCATTCTCAGACAACGGCTTGGGTCTAAAGTCTTACTTAAATAACGAAATCGGCAGACTAAAAGAGGCTGTTGATACACAGATTGATCAAGGGCAAGACAGTGCTTTGGTTGAAAATTTCAAGAAAGTAAAATCGAAGCTTGATAGTTATTCTCAAAAACCTTTAACAGAAGCTGTTGTTGAAGAGGTTTTTTATATTCAAGACCTTTTAGCGGAGATTAGAAGAAATGAAAGTTAAGATCACCACAGAAGAAGTTATAGAAGAGCAAGAAGAGTCTACAGTTAATATCAATATAGTAAAAAGTGAAGAAGAAGGCGAAGAACAACCCATCGCCACCGAGCCTATGATAAAAATTGATATTGTTGACAACGGAATCGAGAAGATTAAGTTCGACTTGAAAGTAAAGTCAGCAGTTAATGGGGATTTGATGATTTTTGCACACAGAGACATAGATATTATTTTAGATCAGAAAAGCAAAAAAGTTTTAGCTTTTGCAAAAGAGATAAATTCTGACTATGTTTATGGAGCAGAGTCTAGACTTTTTGAATTCTTAAGAAAAAAAGGTTTAGTAAATTATGACTCAATTGAAGGTGGGAACATTTATGGATCTATGGAAGGAACTCTCATGGATGCCGAAGTTCACGACGTTGTTAAGATTTGCCTCCTAGCCATCTCTGAGTGGATGGATGAAGAAGCTCCTTACATTAGTGACCTAAATGATTATGATCATGATCTAGAAAAACATGAACTATCACCAGATGGAGAATATTCTACTGAGCTTGGGGAAGTCCCGGCTGAGGACCAGAAGGGATCTATTTTGCAGAGAAACTTGTTTGCACCATATCTTTATGGAAGATACACTTACTAATGAGGCTCCTTTGGAACTTTTAAATTTTATTCTTGCCGCCTATGGCATGACATTTATAATTGTTTATGGAAAAATCTTTGAAGATATAAGGCCCGAAAGGGATTGTACGAAGAAGTGGAATGCCCTTTGGAACTGTCCTTTATGTGTTGGCTTTCACGCAGGTTGGGTTCTAATGCTTCTTTCACCATTTACCGAACTATTTAGTTTTGACATTTCTTTAG